CGGAGGGTCTGATTCCCCGCTCCCACGAGTGGCTAGGCGGCTCGGGTGCCATGTGGAACGGCGACCGCTCGGAGTGGACCTTCCCGAACCGGGCTACGCTGCGCTTCGGCCACCTCCAGTACGAAAAGGACGTCCACTCCTACCAAGGCGGCGCCTATCAATTCGTGGGGTTCGACGAACTGACCCACTTCACCGAAGCGCAGTATCGCTACCTGTTCTCTCGGATGCGGCGCCTCGCCGGCTCCAACATCCCCGTCCGGATGCGCGCAGGCTCGAACCCGGACGGCCCGGGGCACTCGTGGGTCAAGCGCTGGTTCCTGACGGAGCCGCCGCAGGCTCGGGGCATCCCCGAGGCGGACCGGGACGACGAGCAGAAGCTCCAAGCGGAGCGCGTCTTCCTCCCCGCTCGGCTGCATGACAACCCGTCACTAGATCGAGAGTCCTACCTCGCCTCGCTGAACCGGCTCGATCCCTACACGCGCGCCATGCTGCTGCGCGGCGACTGGGACGCCGATGCTCCCGGTAAGATGTTCGAGCGCGGCTGGTTCGAGATCGTGCAGCTGCCGCCCGCCGACGTCCCCTCAGCGGTCTACTGGGACCTCGCCGCCACTGCGAAGACGCAGAGCAACGAACCCGACTGGAGCGCGCGCGTCCGTGCGTGGGTGATCGACGGCGTCGTTACGCTCGACGTGTACCGCATGCGCGGCCGTCCTTTCGAGGTCGAACAGGCGGTCCGGCAACACGCGCAGCTCGACGGGACAGGCGTCCCGATCTACCTGGAGGAAGAGCCCGGCGCCTCGGGTAAAACGGTCGTGGACCATTACCGCCGCGGCCCGCTCTTCGGCTGGGCCGTCCACGGTGATCGCCCCACGGGCTCGAAGGCGGAGCGCTGGCGTCCCGTCTCGACGCTTGCGCAAGCCGGGTGCGTGCGTCTCGTGGAGGGTCCGTTCCTGCGCGCCTTCCTGGACGAAGCAGAGTCGAACCCGGGAGGCGAGCACGACGACATGCTAGACGCCGCAGCCGGCGCCGTGTCAAAGCTCGCGCAGGCGGACGTCTGGGCGCAGGCAGGCTACGGCCGCGACGCCGACCTGGAGCCCGAGCTTACCCGGGAAGAGATCGCCGAACTCGACGCCGAGATAGACGCCGAGGAAGACGAGCTAGACGAACTCGAAGAGGGGAGCGAATGACCTCCCCCGCACAAAGGGGAACGGATGCCGGAATCTGAAAAGGAATCCTTCGACAGCCTCGCGCAGACGCAGGCGCAGCAGTCGGCGGACGTCGCGATGCAGATGGCGAAGCTGGGCGTGGAGACCGCTCGACGGAACCAGACGTTCTTTGACCAAGCAGTGCTCGCGGCGCAGGCGCACACAAACGCGCTGAACTCGATCACGGCCCGCTCGCTCTCGAACGCAGCCGAGAACGACAACCAAGGCGCAAAGATCGCTCTAGACCGAACGTGGAACATCGACGAGCAGACGGCGGCCGTGTCGCAGATGCTCCGAGCGTTCGAGCGGATGGGGGTCTCTAACACGGCGATCTCCGACGCGCTCGCTGCGGCGTTCACGAAGGCGGTAAACCCGCCGCCGTCGGACGGCTAGCAGGACAGACGGAGGGGAGCTAGGCGCCGGGGGAGACCTCGGCGCCTAGCGCTGGCGAACTCGAAGGGGGAACGCATGGGCGTCTGGGACACGATCGCCGGCATGTTCGGCGCGCAGACACGCGCGGCAGGCTACGACCTGAACACGCGCGACCTGGCCGGCTTCCTCCGGGAGTACGAAAGCGAGCGCGCCGTGTCGCAGCCGATCTCATTCGCGCCATCCCAGATCCCGAGCGTAAAGGGTATCGGCTCGCAGCCTCCGGATGAGCGCCTACTCCAGGAAGTCCGAGGCTGGCAGGCAATCGCGACGCGCGCCATCGCGGACCGTGTCGCCGGGCTGGAGCTACAGGTCGGCCACATGGTGCAGGAAGGATCGCGCTCGACGTTCGACCCGCAGCCTAAGCACCCACTCCAGACGCTGCTAGACCGGCCGTCCCCGCTGCACTCACGCCGGAACACGCTCCACTTGATCGCTAACTACGTCGTCACGCTCGGGGAGGCGTACCTACTCAAGGTCGGATCGGATGCCGGCCTGACCGTGGAACTCTACGTGATGCTGGGAGGCTCGGTGTCGCCGGTCCTGTCTGCCGGCGTCGTCTCTGGCTATCTCGTCCGCGATGGCAGTGGAACAGAGACGCCGATCGCCGCCGAGGACGTGGTGCGCGTCTGGCGTCCAGATCCAGAGAGCCTGTACACGTCCGTCGGCTTCCTCGGCCCGCAGGCGATCGCTGCGGACTCGTCGAAGTTCCTGTCCGAGCACCTACGCCGCCACTTCGAGCGAGACGCGACGCCTCGGATCATCCTGGAGCCTGCGAAGGATGCGGTCGCACCCGGGCCGAAGGAAGAACGCCGGTTCAACCTGCGCTGGCTGGCGCGCTACAACCGCCGCAAGGGCACGCTCGTCGGCGTCCCGACGCGGCTCCCCGTCGGGTACACCGCCAAGGAATTCGCAGCGCACGGAGGCACGTCGGAGCTAGTGCCCCTGCTCGCGCACTGGCGCGATCAAACGCTGATGGCATACGGCGTACCGCGTTCGATCGTGGGCGACGTGGTGGACGCCAACCGCGCAGCGGCCGAGACTAATCAGCTCGTGTTCGACCGGCACACGATCACGCCCATCACGGACTTGATCGCCGACGCGCTCACGCATCAGCTAGCGCAGCCAGAGCACGGGGACGCCGTCGTCCGCTTCGCGGAGTTCGTCTCCGAGGACTCGGAGCATCGCCTCGCCGAAGAGCAGCAGGACCTCTCGCTCAAGGTGCGGTCCATAGATCAGGTCCGCGAGGACCGCGGCCTAGAGCCCGTGACGTGGGGCGAGCTACCCGTCGGGTCCCCGATCGACACGCCCTACACAGGGGAAGAGCCCGAGCCGTTGGAACTCGAACCCCTGGAACCGAACGAACCCGACGAGCCGCCGGAAGACGACGACGAAGACCCCGAGGGCGATCGGTCACGAGCGCAGACGCTCGCAGGCTGGGATGGGCGCGCGCGCATGGAGTGGCAGCGCACGCTTGACCGTGAGCGCCTCTTCGTCCCCCGCTTCCGCGCCGAGATGCGACGCCTATTCGAGCAGCAGGCGCGCTTGACCCTGAACGCGCTCCGGCCGTCGCTCGAACTGACCCGCTCGCGGGTTCACCTATCCCAGCAGGACTTCGCGCGCGCGTCCATCCAGGACATGCTGGCCGCGCTACGCGCTCTGTTCAAGTCAGAGCGCTTCGTCGAACTGTTCCGGATCCGTGTCGAGCCGATCCGCCGGGAGGCGATGCTCCGGACAGGTAGCGACGCGCTCGATAGCGCAGCAGCGCTCACGGGCGCTTCGCTGCCGGGCTTCCAGTTCACCCCTCAAGTACAGGCGGAGCTACTCCGGCAGGCGTCCACGTTCGCCGAGGTCGTCAACGCGACGACGTTCAAGGAACTGAACCTGAACCTACACCGAGCGCTCGCAGACGGCGCCGCGCTCGGGGAGCCCGTGGACGTACTCGCCAAGCGGATCGAGGGGCAGATCCGAGGCACCTACGCCAGCCGCAAGCGACGCGCGAAGGTGATCGCACGGACGGAGCTTCTACAGGCGACGCAGTCCGCGCAGGTCGAAGGCTTCCGGCAGAGCGGCGTAGTGGAGCGCAAGCGCTGGAACACGTCACTCGACGAATCCGTCCGGGACTCCCACCGAATCAATGGTCAGACGCGCGACCTGGACGAGCCGTTCCTATTGCCCGCAGACGCAGACGGACCGGCGGAGCTTGCAGAGGCTCCAGGTCGCGGAGTCGGAGGGGAGCGCCTGTCCGCTCACAATACGATCGGGTGCCGATGCTTCGTCACCCCGGAGGTATAAGACATGCCGCATCGAATGCTAATTGCGCTCTTCTTGCTCCTGCTGGCAGCGCTAGCTCTGCCGCTGACGGCGGACGCCGTACCCGCGGCGGCTAGCGTCGTCGTGATCCCCGAAGCCGACTACGTCGCGACGGGCCAGTCAGTCGAGATCACGAACGCTAGCCAGTTCATATCCGGTCTGTGCCGGCTGCAAGTGGACACCGCCACGGGCGACACCGTCGTAATGTCGCTGGAAGTGTTCGACCCGGCCGAGGGTGAGTGGAATGCCTGCATGACGAACGTGGGGCAGAGCAGCGCAGGCGTAACCTGCGTGGGGTTCGGGTCAGGCTGGGGCACGCCGCCTGCGGCCGGGCAGATCGAGTTCTGCAGCACCCTGTTAGAGGGGCAGTGCCTAGCGTCCAGTCGTCACCGCATCGTTACGGAGCACGCCGTAGCGGCGACAGCGCTGTACTCCGTGGCCTGCTGGTATGGGAGGTAATCTGATGCGACTCCGAGCGATCGAACTCGAAGACGCGAGCGCGGATGGCTCGTTTACGGGGATGCTGGCTACGTCCGGCGAGGCGTCCGACGGGCACCGCCTGAACATGAACGGCGGCAACCTGGAGGCAGGTCTCCCCCTGCTCGTCAACCATCGCGAGCCGCTGATCGGGCAGTGGACGGGCTTCGAGCGCGTCAAGCTCGACGACGGCGTCGGGATCCGAGGCACGGCGCGAATCAATATGGACGGCGAAGGATCGCCCGCAGAGCTACGCCGAGACCTCGCGCTTCTCGTGTCGTCCGGTGACATCCGTGGTCTGTCTCTCCGCTGGGACGTGGACTCGGACGCCGACGTCCAGCGGCGGATCGACCTCCCGAAAGCGCACCCCGCACACGTAGGGCAGGACGAGCCGCACCGCCTCCGGCGCTTCGGTCTGTTCTTCGCTGCATGGCGTGGGGTGGAAGGGTCCATAGGGTTCGTTCCCAAGGATCGCGAGACCCTGATAGGCCGCTCGGAGCGGTCAGAGGACGTGTTTGTGCGGGACTTCTACCGCACGTCTGCGGAGTCTCTGGCCGTCCCCCTGGACCTCTCCGAGGATCCCCACGTAGAAGCGCTCGCGCGCGGCGTGGCGGACCTTGGACTCGACTTCGCCGGGCTTCGCGCTACGGTCGAAGGCATCGCCGCGCGCCTCGCGCAACCCGAGGCGGCACCTACGGCGACTCAGCTCGCGCAACCCGAGCCGCAACTACGGGCGCATGTCGCGCCCGGGGATCTGGTCGAGAGCTTCCGCGCGGAACTCCGCGCGATCGAAGAGCGTCAGGACCGTCGCGCACTGGACGTGATCCGCGAGACGCTCGGGAGATAGTCATGTCGAGACGAGCAAGCAAGCGCCGCACGTGGGCGCGTAACGAACCTGTCCACGGCGTTCCGCCGCTCCAGGCATCCGTAGTGCCGGCACCGCAGCCGGCGCCTCCGGCCGACGCGCCTCCGGTCGATGCACGCGCCGAGATGATGCAGCTACTCGCGGAACACGAGGAGCGAAGCTCCGAACGCCTGCTGGCGGGTCTGCGCTCCGCGCTGGCCGAACGCCTCCAGCCGCAGCGGGACACGCTGCGCGCAGTGGCTCCGCCGGATGGGCCGGCGCCGCAGCCTGCACCGCCGACGGGACGGATCACCACGGCATCGCCCTATAATGCGCTCTACGCGCAAATGCACCCGGCGATGCGTGCGGTCCGGAACGAAGAAGTGGACCACTATTTCGCCGCCTTCATGCGGGCGGCGACGTTCCACGATCACGCCGAGATTCGGCGGATTCAGGAACGCTTCGGCGGTCGCTCAGCGGTCGCAGCTTCGGACGAACTGGAGCGCGATCAGTACGAAGGGCGCGCGACGCTCGCGGAGGGCACAACCACCGCAGTGTCGGGCCTCTCGCAGGGTACGGGCGGGCCGCTGATTCCGCTCCCGTTGGCTAACGTCATCATCACGGCGCGGAACCTCCGAGCGAAGTTCCGGCCGCGTGTGACGTCGTTCACGTCGCCGAACCTGACGCTCCGGGTCGCAGGGGCAGGGGTCGCCACGACCGGGCAGGTCGCGGAAGGCGCCTCGGGTTCACAGACGGAGCCGACGAACACGTCCACGCTCTTCGCCAAGGTAAAGACGCGGGCGAAGATGCGCGCCTCCGAAGAGTCGATCGAGGACTCTCCGTTCAACATCGCCACCCACTTCGGGGAGCGATCGGGCGCAGCCATCGGCGCAGCGGAAGACGTGCAGACGGCGACATCGAACGGCACCGCGCCGAACGTGTCGGACTCTTTCGATAACGCAACCATCACGGCGTTCGCGGAAGCGACCATCACCGTGATGACCTATGCCGACGTCGTGGGTCTGTTCTTCGCCGTGCCCGAGCAGTACCGGGAGGACGTCTCCATGTCGTTCTTCGGTAACTCTGCGATGGCAACCTTCCTCTCGACGATCCTGGACGGCAACGGGCGGCCGATCTTCACGCCGTCCGTTGACGCTCCGAGCGGGGTAGGCGACACGCGGCCGAACGCCATCGGGAACATCCTCGGTGCTCCGTTCTTCACGGCGCCTGTTGCGGCCGGCGGTCTGTACGCTGGCGCGCTCGCCTTCTGGGGATACCTGGACGGCGGCGGCATCCGGATGCGGGTGCTCGATCAGGTCGCAGCCGCGACGGATGACATCGAATATCGGTTCACGCAGCGGTGGGACTCCAACATCCTTCTCGCTGACGCGTTCCGGTCGATGGACGGCATCACTTCTGTCGCCTAAGCGGCGTCACCCTGGGGAGTCGGGCCGGCGCTTCGGCCCGGCTCCCCACCCCGGGGAGGGATCCACATGGCAACACGCAAGAAGGCGACGCGGAAGAGCGTCAAGGCGGGCGAGCCGTGCCTCCCCCACCACGTGTGGCGGACGCGCGCTTTCGAGGGAAAGGTCTGCATGAAGTGCGGCATAACCGCGCGCGAGAACTTCGTCGCGAACATGCGGAAGGTGGGCGAGGCTGCGAAGCGTCGGTCCGCAGACGCAGCGAAGGCTGCGGCGAAGGCGTCGTCCGATGACTCGGCGTAGGCCGCTCGCTCTCGGGATCGTCTTCGGGCTTCTGACATCGACGGCGATCGCGGCGGTAGTCATAAACGACCGCGACGTCCAGGTCGAAGGACCGCAGACGCTGGAGGCGCTGCTCGCGTCGGTCGCTAACGGTGAGGTCATCACCCGCACGGCCGGTACGCTCGGGAACGCCACGCCGCCGGCCGGGCGCTTCGACTCGAACCCGTACCTGGAGAACCCAGCCGACTACATCGCGAATCAGAACGGGTCGATGCAGATCAGCAGGGACCTAGCGCATACGCTCACTACGGTGCGCTGCTCGACGGACGTCGGGACGGTACTACTCCAGCTAGAGGAGCGGACCGCAGCGGCTCCGAACACCACGGGCGCGAACCTCATCACGGCGCCGTGTACCTGCGCTGCGACGGGTACGGTCTGCACTCTGGTCGGCGATCCGACGCCGGACGCTAACGACCCGGTCGCCGTGGTGCTCTCGACGGTCACGGGAGGCGCCACCATCCTGCGCGCACACGTCTCTGCGAGCATCCCATGACCCGCTTGGAGTTCTGCTCTGTCCTGGCTGCGACGCTGCTCGCATTCGTCGCCGGGACGAGTATCGCCATGGGCGAGACCTGCACCTTCCCCTCGGGCGCGCAGACGTGGGGCACGGGTGACGATGTGACGGCGCTCACTCCTGGCGCCTTCACTGGCTGCACGCCGGATACGTCGGACTTCTACGTCGCGTCAGGGACCGGCGGCTCTGCCACGCAGATCACCGTAGCGGGACACCTGGACTTCGCCGCGGCGGCGTCTCATATCTGCATCAAGGGCGACTCGACGCTTACCCTGGACGTGGTCGCGCAGGATCGTGCGCTCCGGCTCACGCTTCCGAGCGGTGCTACGGGTGTGTGTGCGACAGCGGCCGCGGACGAAGGTCTCGCCCTTGAAGCTTCCGGCGTCCTGACGCTGCAAGGCGGCTACATCGAGTGGGGCGACGCGACGCCGGTCCTGTTGAACGACCCGAGCGCCACGGACTTCGCGACGGTCGGGCTCGTCATCCCGTGTCTGGACGAGGACTGCACGACGAACGACGACTTCGAGCGATGGCAGTGGACCGACGCGCGCGACAATGCAGCCGAGGGCGCGCCCGGCGATACGTTCCTGGACGAGTACCTCACGGAGGCAGGGACGTGGCTCGGGGCGGGCGAACGCCTGATGGCGTGCGTGTTCGATCCTGACGAGACGGACCCGGCCGGGCCGGTCGATCAGAATAACTGTTACATGGTCACGGCCGTCGACTCGACCGGGCCGACGTACTCGCTCGACATAGACCTGACGCAGCGGCTCGTCGCATACTCTGATTACTGGGACGACACGCACCGGGACGTTCTCTCCGTGACCATGTCGTCGAGCGTGGCGAAGGGGCAGCGCTGGATAGAGGTCCCCCACCTGACCGTCGACTCACAACTAACCTACGCCGGCCGCTGGCTGCGCTTCGAGAAGGGCGCCACGCCGCAGGACCGTAGCTACATGATCTCGGCCACGGAAGAGGGGACGTGCGTCGCGACGACGTCCGTGCACTGCACCGTAGACGAGCAGTGCGAGAGCTACCTTCTGACGGACACGTGTGACCAGACAGGCACGGACTGGATCCAGCTACTCGACACGCGCGGCGCCTTCGAGGCGTTCAATCAGGCGAGCGCGAATGAGAATGAGATCTGGATCGACTACGGGCACATGCGCGGGGATCCGTTCTTTCTGATGGTGCCCGTGGAGATCACGGCGGCAGCCGAAGTGGAGTGGGCCGTCGAAGACGTGGGCATAGCCGCGAGCAACGGGACGCTCGACTTCAACGGCGTGCTAGCGCACGCTATGACCACGCTCGGAGCGCATCCGACGACGGGCGAGGCGGTCACGGTCGCAGGCTGGGATAACGTCGCAGCGTGGGAGATGGACGGCGCCAACGCGATCCTACTCCGCGGGCAGGTCTCTGAGAATCAAATCACGGTGACAGGGAACGTGATCGGCCGGACGATGATCGTGGGCGCCTTGACCTCGGACGACGAGGCTAACTTCTGCACAGGGATCGACACGCCGCACGACTGCTGCACGGGAGTCGGGACGGGCTCGTGTTTCGGGCCGTCGCACGGGTCGCTGCTGATGTTCGACGAGCAGCCTGTGGTCCGTAACTGGTCGATCAGGTACCGCGGGGACGACCTCGTCAACTACGGGGCGTCGGGGTACGACGCTCCCGTCACGGACATCCACGCGACGGTCGGTCCCATCCTGCACTTTGAGCGAGTCGACGGACGGTGGATGGCGCCGGCTCTCGCAGGCGGCGGACGCTCCGGCAACTACATCGCCAACGCAGGCGGCGGCGAAGTGCAGCTCAAGACGAAGTCTGTGTTACACGACGGCGTCTGTGTAGCTTGCAGCTCGTGTGACGGTAACGGCGGACTCGTCGGCTCGCGCACCGGCGCCGCTCTACCCTATGACGGTGCGTGGTGGGACGGTGTGGCCGTGGTCGCGAATCACTGCGGCATGGACGCGGGGTGGACGTCGCGCTTTACGAACCTGCTCGTCGTCGGGACGCGCGCCTTCAAAAACAATATCTGGCCCGGCTGGCCGGAGGCGGCCGGTAATCTGTTCGACTCCCCTTCGAGCTACCGCAACTTCGTCATGCGCGACGGCGCGACAGACGCGGACGTGATCGACAGCGCCGCCGCCGCAAACGACTTTTGCTATAACACGACCGCCGAGACGACCGCGAGTAGCGAGCTGTGTAACGACGACACGGACTGCACGACCAGCGGCGAGACGTGCGACGGGCAAGGCGGGACGCACTTTCAGTCGGGGATCATCCGAGACAATACCTACGGCAACGTTGGGGTGTCCAACGCGCGGTGCAGCTCCGCGTCTACCCTACCCTGCTCGGGAGTCATGCAGGACGTCCCGACGGCGACGGGGGCGCAGTGGGAGAACATTCTCTGGCTCGACAACTACGGGAACCATCCCACGACGCACGTGCATGAACAGGGGTCGTTCTGCAACGTCGGCAACTGGAACCTAGAGGAGTCCACTTTCGCGTTCTCGCCGACCACGATCGCGGCTCCGCAGCTCGATGGATTCGTCCGCTATTCGGACACGCAGACGGCGTGCAACCAGACGGCGTGGCGGGGTCTGCTCTTCGCGAACCTGGCAGTGGGTGACGCCTTCCAGCTAAACGAATCCGTCGCAGAGCGGAGCGGCGCCGACTCCCCCTACGCCGTCGGCTCCAACTTCTGCTACTCGAACAATCTACTGGACACGAGTCCGACACACGATCCGCAGACGGGGAATCTGCGCCAGAAGCGGGACCGCTCGCCGGGCTTCATCGACGAGGCGGCGGGCCGCTACGACACAGCGGCCGGCTCGTGGGCCGATCAGAACACGTGCGGGATTCGGCGCGGCGCAGCGGCTCCGGGTAACTGTGAGTACAAGTGGATGCACGCCATGCTCCGGACGGAGCCGGAGTGCATGGCGGACCTCGAGAGGGTCACGATCCCTCGGCGCGCAGCTCCGTAGCGATAACGAACGGGGGCACGTGGTTGTGGTGAACGGAAACGGCGGAAAGCTCACCCTAGCGAATGCGATAATTACACTTTTCACCGCGGCGATTTTGGGGGTGCTAGCGTGGGGGTCTCACAGCGTGATCGAGCTACAAAAGTTTGCGGAGCGGGGGGATCGCTTCACGGCCTTGCAAGCGAACGACCTCCGAGACGAAATCATTACGGCATGGCGCGCAGAGCACGATCGGGAGCACGTGCCCAAGATCAGATTTATGATCGCAGAAGAGGTCGCGAAGGCGAACGCACCGATCGTCGAGGCGCTGCACGCGCTAAGGCTTGACGCGCTCCGCGAGGGGACGCCACCTTAGAGGGATACACACACGCCCGCGGGAGCGGGCGTCATCCCGGGGGAGCCGGACTGATGGCAGAGAATCAGATCATCCGCGGCGGCATCGAAGGCGTGCTCTCTGACGCGCTGGAGGTCGAACTCCCCAGCTTCGGGCAGGCGACCACGCTCCTACGCTTTACGCCTCGGGTATCGACGGCGCCGTCTGCGGCAGACGCCGTGATCCGGATCCAGAAGCAGAGCGGCGGAGCGCCGACCGACTTCATACAGGCCACGATCGTCAACGGCGCACTACTCGGCGTGCAGGCTGCGGGCTCGATCTCTCTGTCCGCTGGGGACACGTGGTTCCTTCACGTCGTCACGGCATCGGGTGCGGAGTGGCTGGAAGTAACGGTGATCGCGGACGTCGCGAACGTCACGGGGATAATTGATTCCACCTTCCCGGGCGTGCTCGTGGACCCTTTCGAGGTCGAGATTCCCAGCGTGCCGGGCGTGACCACGATCCAGCGCATCGTCGCGCGTGTCGCGACTGCGCCGTCTGGCGGGTCGTGCGTGGTCAAGATCCAGGACGGCTCGGGCGCCGCTCCGCCGAACTCGATTACGTCCACGATCTCGTCGGGGAGCACGATAGGAACGGCTGGGGTGGGTTCGATCGCCGTCGGTCCGTCAACTCGTCTCTACGTGCGGGCGACGCCGACGAACGGCGCGGAGTGGCTCCAGGTCGAGCTTGAGCTAGCGCCTGCGACAGGCGCCGCAGCGCTCGATCTGACTACGCTCGCGTGCGTCAAGGACGAGGCGAACATATCGGGGACAACGCTCGACGCTCTGATCGCGACTCTGATCTCGGCCGTGTCTGCTGAAATGACCCGGTACATGCAGCGGCAGATCGCGCCCGTGTCCTACACGTCGGAGCGCTTCGACGGTGAGGGCGAAAACTGGTTCGAGGTGAAGCACCCGCCTATACGCGCGCTCACGGCGATCAATCTGGAAGGGGACCTCGGGGTCTACTCCGAGGCAGTAACGCTCGCAGGGACGAAGCGCGACGACGTGGCAGGGGTCGTGTGGATCGGCGCCGACGGGTTCCAGGACCTGGACCTAGTGACGCTGCTCGGGGCACACATCGGGGAAGTGACCTACGACGGAGGCTTCCCCGTGGTGCCCCTGGACATCGCGCAGAAGGCGTGCCTGCAAGTCATCCACGAGCTGAACCAGACAGACCGACGGGGCGGCCGGCTCGGGCTCCAACAGAAGGTGCTCGACTCGGGAGGCACGTCCACCTATGTCGTCGGGAAGTGGGCGCCCGGCGTGCGTGAGACGCTCGACGCCTACCGCACGGAACTCTGATGGCGGAAGCGCTCCGTGTCATCGTAAAGCCGGCGCCGCGGCTAGCGCGTGCGCTGCGGAACCTGAAAGAGCCGCGCATCCGACGCGTGTTCACGCGTGCGCTAATACGGAGCGCATTGGACGTGCAGACGGAGGCGGCATCGAATCAGATCATCCGGTCGAGCAAGGGTCCAGTGGACGCCGTGCGCGTGACGTCCAGGACGGGCACGCTCCGGCGCTCGATCGCCGTCAACCGGCAGGACCTCCCGTTCGCGATCACGATCGGGTCTGACCTGATCTATGCCCCGGTCCACGAGTTCGGTTCCCGTAAGCGGAACATCCCCGCGCGTCCGTTCCTCGGGCCGGCGCTCGACGCCGTCGCCCCACGCTTCGAGCGTCACTTCCTGACGGAGCTCCGGAAGGCGTCGGACGGATGATCCAGAACCAGATTCTGGACGCCGTGCTCGCGGCGATCACTGGGACGGGGAGCTTCGCCACCGTGGAACGTGGGCTCAAGGATGGCGCCGACGCGGCGGACGTGCCGGTTGCCTACATCTACAACGCCACCGAGCCGCGCGAACGTCTGGCCTTCGGACAGGACGTCGCCGCGCTGGGCTTCTCTGTGGCGCTCTGGAGCGACACCACGCAGGCGGCGGCCTTGGACCTCGCGGACGGTGTCGTTACGGCCGTGCTCGCAGACGCTGGCCTCCTGGCGCTTGTTTCAGAGATCGCCGTCGCCGACATGGCGGAGTCTAACTTCGACGGGCACACCCGGCGTGTGGTCGTTCTGCTCTTCGAGTCGGAGCGCATAGAGTGAGCGTCTGGAGCGACTTCGAGGCGGACTTCGCGGCGGCTCTCGTCGCGGCTCACGCCGGCTTCGCCCGGCTCGATTCGGACTTGACGGACCTGGACCGGATCACCTCGGGGCAGGTCCGATATCAGCTCGTCGGCGGCGTCGCCAACCGGGAGACCCGGGAAGACGTCGGCTCGAACGTGGTGAGCCGTGAGGTGCGCTTCGAGATCAAGCTCCACTACCGGCTCGCAGCGAGCGACGCCGAAAGGGACTGGACCTCGGGCTCGATCGTGGCGCTGGGGTACGGGCTCGAAGACGTGGTGGACACGCTGCTACAGCCGAGCTTCTACCGCGCTCTGGCGTCCGTCTTCCAGACGCTGCCGGAGGCGCTGGAGAGCGAGCCGACTGACCGGGACCGCGTCGGGGACGTGATCTCGCAGACCGTGAAGGGCGCGGCGCTTCTGACGCCGTAGGAGGTAACGACATGGCCGGACAGAACTGGGCGGCGCTTATGATGCTGGAGGCGCAGGCAGCGAGGGGCACGATCGCTCCGACGCTCGACGCCTTCAACTTCGCCACGACGCAGCCGACGCTAGCCGACGGACTGGTACTCGGCGACGCAGGCAGCGGCGAAGGCGAGAGCGGGATCGACTCCACGGTCACGCGGCGCCTCTCGGAAAAGGCGTTCGTTTCGGGGAGCTTCACGCGTCCCTTCTCGGACTTCCTGGCCGAGGACTTCGACACCCTGACGTTCGCGTTCCCGTTCTGTGGCAACCGGCGCACGACCACGGTGCCTGTTGACGCAGACTTCCGCTACGAAGGCGGCATAGAGGGGATCCTCCGCGCCTGCGGGCTCCAGCGTGAGGCGTGGTCGGGCGGAGTCGGGGAGCGATTCTTCCCGGGTAACGTGTCGATCGACGGATCCGAGGGCGCCTACGCGTCGTGCCGGCTGCTCTATGAGGGGCAAGACTGGCACCTCCGCGACCTCGTCGGGGACTTGACGATCACGTGGACACCGGGCGAGATCCCCGTAGCGTCGGCCGCCTTCCCGGGTGCCATCGTCGATTCGTTCACGGGCGCGGCGTTCCCGTCAGGCGCGCAGGCGCCAGACTACGAAGAGCAAGCAAGCGTGTCGGCGATCATCGTCGAGAGCGCGGCGAACTTCTTTGGACACGGAGACACGGGCGCGACGTCGGACGTCGTTCGAGGATTCTCGTCGCTCGAGCTGGCGATCTCTAACTCGATCGAAGACGTGCCGGACTCGAACCAGACCGGCGGCATAACGAAAGAGCAGACCGGGCGCGAGGTCGTCTGCCGGGTGACGCTCTTCCAGGACTCGGACGACCCGGACTATCTGCGGCAGCGACTGATCGCGCAGGTCGCCGGGACGGATAAGCTCCAGTTCCAGATCGGCACGGCCGCGGGTGCAGCGGCGACCGCGCTCGCGCACCGCATCGTTCTGACGAACCCGACCGTGGGCAAGATCACGCCGCGCAAGGTCGGCGGATCGCAGGCGTGGGAGTGCGAGCTTCGGGTGATCGACAACGTCGCGAACGGCGAACTGGATCTGATCCTACTTTAGAGGGGAGGTCCGGCCGTGGCGTTCAGTGGACGTCGGCACCGTGTAGACGTCGAGATCCGGGGGAAGGACAACCTATCCCCCGCGACGGCGAAGAGCGAGAAGGGTCTCCGTAGCTTCGGCGACACCGCCGCATCGGTAAAGGCTGGCCTGTTCGCCTTTACCGCAGCGGTCGCCGCGATGACGGTCGCGCTTGCGTCGTCGCTCGCGGAGTTCGCGAAGAACGAAGTGGCCGCTACAAAGTACGCGGCGGCGCTCCGCTCGGCCGACCAGTTCTCGCAGGCGAACGTAGAGAGCGCGAAGGCGCTGTCCAAGGAGCTCCAGGATCAGGCGAACATCGCACGCGCCGACGGGCTGGAGATGGCGTCCCTGGCGCTGGCGTTCACGAAGAACGCCGAGGAGGCAGAGCGCCTCACGCGTGCGGCTGCGGACTTCGCCTCGGGTGCTGGACTCAACATGGAAGAGGCGCTCCGGCGTCTCGGCCGTGCGACGCAGGGATCCGTAGACGACGTCTCGAAGTTCGTCCCCGAGATCCGCAACCTGACGAAGGCGCAACTGGAAGCGGGCGAGGCGACGCGCCTGATCTCGGAGCGCTTCGAGGGGCAGGCGAAGGCGGCGACAGACAATCTCGCAGGCGCCTACAAGTCCTTGACGCTGGCGGTCTCGGACTCCACGGCAGCGTTCGGCGAGGGCGCCGCGACGGCGGGCAACTTCCAGACGGAGATCGAAGAACTCGCGACGACGGTGGCAGAGAGCGAGGGGACGATGACCCTTCTCGGAACCGCCGTCGGCACGGTCGCCGGAGTCTTCCCCGCAGCCATCCGGCGCATGCTCCAGTTCGCAGAGAATGCGCGCCTCGCAGCGGCCGGCACGAACGCGCTCAGCGAAGCGACAGACAAGGAAGCGGTAGCGGCGACGGAGGCAGCGGCGGCGGTCAACGTCCTGTCTGCCGCAGAGGAGCGACGCCTCCGGATACAGACGGACGTAGACGACACGCAGAAGTCTCTAAACGATCGCCTGACCGCGCTCGGAGTCGTGCTCGAAGCCGACGTCAACGTCCAGCTACAAGCGAATGCCGACCTTATGGAGGCGGTCACGCGGAACGCTCGCGAGCTGGGACTCTCGGAACAGGACCTGACGAACATCGGGAAGGCGCTAGCCGCGGAGGACATCAAGCTCGCCGAGACCTTGACCGGCGTAAAGGAAGAGGCAGACCTCGCGACGGTAGCAATCGACGCGCTCGCGACGCAGGCGATCAGAGCCGACACGAGCGCGGCCGGTCTCTCGTCGTCGCTGGTCGGCGTCAAGGCGGAGCTGGCGAGTGCGGAGATCGCAGCCATCAGGACGGCGCAGGCGTTCGACCGGCTCGCAGCCGCGCAGGGGCGAGCCGCTGCGGTCGATGCAGCGGTCCGCAGTGGCGGGCAACTGGTACTCGGCGGAACGCGTGTCAACCTACCGGGCGGCGGATCGCGCCTGACATCGGAGCCGGGCTTCCGGACGCGCTTCTCTGGCGGGTCGAGCGGCGGCGGAGGTAGCTTCTAGCATGGCCTATCGGGAGCCGTTCTTCTGCTCGCGTCACATGTACAGGGGGGGAAGCGGGATCACCGCAGCCAGCGCAGCGGCGG